AGGAAAAGCTTAAAGTCACCTTTTAAACTATCAATTATCTCTGTATCAGTCATACTCCTTCATAAATTTAATAATATCAAAGTTAGGTTGAGTCTGTATGAGTAACTGTAGATCGTCTACTGACATACCTGTAGTTTTTTCTAATTCTTTTAACTGATCTGATATATTCATTTCAGATAGTTTTCTTAAATCTATTTTACTTTGTTTTTGTTTTTTTACAAAGTCAGCAAGCAACCCTTCTCTACCTGTCACAGCACGTAAAGCAGCATCTGCTTCACTCTCTAGCATTTCTTCTTTTATTTCTGTAACAAGATCTGCCATCTGTGGTACTTGATAGTTACCATTAACTTTCTTAGTATTTAATAAACCGTTGTTATCAAGTTCTACAAGTCTTTCAATTAATAAATCTAGTTCATCGTCTAATTGTTCTGCTGGTATGTTTTGATATAAGTCTCTAAATGTAAATTCAGCTTGGTTTGTTACGTCTTGAGATTTTTTAACAATTTCTGCGTACTCTTGCCACTTTTCTTTTCTAAATTCAAAGTCAAGTTTCATCTGATCTCTGACTTCTTTTGTCCAGAATTTTTCACCACTTGGACCAATCTTGGTATCTAAAAACTTGTGTGTTACACTGTGTGGCGTAGGAAATCTAATAGGGATTCCGTCTTTAAGTATAGTTGTAGGTTTATTACCACCAACTAAAGCTACTAAGTTAAACGCATCATTACCGGGTCTTAACATGTTTCTAAACAATATGTCAGTAACTTCCCACCATTCATCACTACCAAAACGTAATCCGTCATATCCGGGTAGTGACCCTTTTATAGGTACAGTGTGGTGTAACTGAAATTTAGTTTGTGGAAAACCTAGGTTATCTATAATACTAGCATACTTACTTCTTAATCCAGTACTACCTTGAACTAAAGCTTGTTGCATTTTAAGAAAATCAACTTTTTGAAAAGCCGGAGTCTCAAACAGTTCTCCAAATAATCTACTTTTACTTGGTACAACTTTAGGTCGCATAATTTCGTACTTGTTAAAATCAAATATACCGTCTTTCATGCCCCATGTATTAACTAACTCATTCATTATTTTGTTAGTATGATCTGGACTGTTATAATATCTTGCTCTGTTAAATGCGGTTATAGTACTAAAGTTAGGAGGCTGTTTACCTTTACCCCCTTTACCCATAGCATATACTGTTATGGGACCTTCGGGAATAATTGAGTCAAGCATATCATCAATATACTTACCACCCATACGTCTTAAAGCTATAGCTCCAGCCGCAGCACCACCTTTAATAATAGGTCCGCCCGGGGCAGTCTTAGCAGCAGTATATCCAGTTTTCATATCCAACAACAGCTCACTTATAAATTGTGGATCTTGTGCATCTATAAACTGATTTATAGTATCCATTTGTTTTTGGAATCTACCTTCTTCAAATACTCTGCTTTCATTCAGTTTTTGTCTGTTAAGAGCATACTGAGATATACCCTCATCATCATCTTCGTCAGGACCTATAACTTCATCTATAAGACTTTTAGCTTCTTTTTCTTTGAGTATATTTTCTAAAGTATTAGGATCTTGTGGGTTCTGTTGTTCTTTATATTTTTTAGTAAGATCTTCGTCTTGTTCTTTGATGACCTCATCTAAACCTTCTTCTTCATTCATCTAATATGTGATAGAATAGTTTGTTCTCTGTCTGTCTTACCGAATGTCGACCTCATCCAGTCTTGCCATTCTCTACTACCTTTTTCCTGATTGCATCGTCGACACGAGGGTACAACATTCGTCGTTGTATCTGTACCCCCTTTGCATTTAGGGCGTACGTGGTCGATTGTAAGGTTGTGTAATTCATGAAATTCTCCGCAATAAACGCATGTACAATTAAAGTGCTCTTTGATAGCTCTTCTCCAGAGCCGTTTAGATTCTGAACTTGTCATGGTTATTAAATTGTGTAAATAGTAATCAGGGTTTGGTAGTAATGGTGTCATTAAGTTCTTCTCGCTCCGCCTCTACCTCGGTTTGCTTTACGTGATTCCGCAACGATCTTACCACCTTTATGTGACATATCTGTCTGTGGTCCGGGTTTACGATCTCTACGTATCTTCATTAAGTCACGTCTGTATGCTTTCTTAGATGGTGTGCTGTTAATTGCAGCATTATCTCGTCTATGTTTTTCACGTGACTTTTTGTTTTTCCTGTAGAATCTTGCAGTTCTACCGGGGTTAGGGCTTAGTTTAGGTCCTGTTCTTGCCATATAATCTAGATTGTACTAATGTTGGATCTATCTTTGGTATAACTGACGCTAATCTATCTAAGGGACTACCCTCAAGGGCAACACCTGTGATGTCGTTAGTTTTTAACCAGTCACATGCGGCTTTCAGATCTGCTGTCTTTGCTTCACCGCATTTTATTAAACGTAAAAATTCTTGGGTGACAAGGTAGTGCAGTTCATTAAAACTTTCTTCGTCTGCTTTCTTAGGTATTACCCTTGTGGTTTCGTTCATTCGATGTCTAGTCCTTTTTTAACTATTTGTAGTGCTCTGTCATCAAGTTCGTTATCTGTAGACTCTACCAGCTTTTCAAGTAGGTCAACTACAAATTTCTTAAACTTGTCGCTTTTTAGTCCTGTTAAAACTAATGGTTTTAGTAGTGCAAACATTATTCTTCTCCGGGTGTAACTACTTCTTTTTTAACATAGCGTCCGTTCTCGTCTCGCTTTGCAGCCTTTTTCTTAGGCTTTCTTTTAGCTTCTAATTCAGCTTTCTTTGCAGCAATCTCTCTGTCTGCAATAATTTTTGATAGTGTGCTCATTTAAAATAATAAAAATTTCTTTTCTTTTTTAGGTGGCTTGACTTTAACAATAGGTACTATATCCTGACACATCTTATAATTATCTGAGCCGGGTCTATACATAAAACCTTTCTTCATTAAGTCTGCACATTTATGTGCTCGTGTAATTTCATACTCGAGCTTCATCTTTTCTTCGTATCTTTTCGCCATTTCTTTACACTGTTTATATCCTGACTTATCTAGTGGAACCATAAAGTTAACTTGGAACCCCCAGTTTTCTGCTAGTGTGTAACTTGTAGGCTGCATAAATTCATCTAATGGTTTCGTATGATTGCCCATATAAAAGGGACTAAACGTCATAGTAGATCCATTACATTGTATGTTAGGACCATATATCTGACGTGACGATGCACCATTGTTTTGAAATTGTACAGCCTGATTAGTTACGTTACCAGTTGCAGCTGCTACAGGATTACTCACATTAGTATCTTCTCCTTCAGCAAATACAGGTGTACTTATTGCGAGAAGATAGAGTAAGAATTGGTAGTAGAATCTGTTTCGATAGTTCTGTCTATTGTTATTGTTTCTATTGTGCCTGCTTCTCTCGTTGTTATTGAGAGATCCCATTCTGTTGCGTCTTGTATAACTGAATAGGTTGTGCCGTCTGCACCAATCGCAGCACTTGGCGTAACATTTGTTCCAGACCAAGTTTTGACCTCGGCTCCTTTTACGTCGTGAACTATCTCTTCTGTTATTGTTTGTTGTGTTGTTGTCGTTGACTGCATCGACCCTGTTGTAAACTGAGGCGTGACAGTGTTTCCTCTTGCGATTGCGGGTGACAACAATGCTAAGAGAAGAATCCATTTTTTCATTTCTTTGGTGTAGTAGGTTCTTTCTTATCTTTTTTACCATTACCTGTAGACAAGCCGAAAGTGGCTAGTGCTCCTGTAAAAATCGAAGCAACGAACGTGATATCGCCTGCCGTAGCTGACTTCTTGACCATAGGTAGCTCAACATAAGCTAATGTAATAATAAAACCTGACCAGATAACTACACCTAGACGCACTGCTGCACCTAGTACTGCCATCTGCTCTTCATGGTCATCTACATTTTCTTTGAGCTTGGTAAAGATTCCTTTTTTTTCTGGCGGTTTTGTCTCCATTTATTTATCTTACCTTGTATAAATTTTTGTGCTCTTTTTCTAATGTTTTCAATTAGAGGCTGTGTAAGCGTTGTTGCTGCCACAGCTGTCACCGCCGTTGTAACAGCAGCTACTACAACTTCCGCAGAAGGCTGAGGAACTGGCTGTTTAATAAACGGTATTTTTAAGGTAGGTGGTTCGGGTGTTTCCTCTACAGTCTTGACTGGTTCATCCTCTTGATCTCGTAGATCGCTTGGAGGAACCACCATAGGTTCATAATATGGTACGTCAGCTGTAGGTAACGGTATTTCTACCGTTTCTATATCAACTATATCAGGTAATATTATGGTGGGTATATCCACTATGCTGGTTTACTTGCTATTAAATATGCTTTCCACGCAGTTTTAACATCAGTAGTCCAAACTACATTACATATGCCCTGTACTTCTGTAGGTTCTGCTGATATATCAGTATCAACTAAATTATCAGAAGCATCTAATGATCCGGGTTGTAATACATATCTTTCAAAAGATCTTGTTAGTTCTTTGCCATCTTTTTTGATGACTGTTGCTTTACGGACTTGTACCGCTTTGTGTTGACCGACAACTTCTATCTTGTCGTATTCTGTTGTTTCTGTTAATGCCATTATTTATCCTGTTATGTATACTCCACCACCAGCAATACGAGTATCGCCGCCATTCCAAAGA